TGCGGCCTTGCCTTGTTTTATACATATTTACTTCAACCAATAGCTGTCTTTATTATGGGACAAACAGGAACCTTGGTTCATCTTCCAGAACTTGATTTAGCTACAATGATGCCTGTTCTTCTTGGTATGCTTGGATTAGGAGGACTTAGAAGCTGGGAAAAGTGGAAAAAGGTAGCTAGACAATAGTAAAAGGATAAATATTAATGAGGGAATTGACTACAAGACAAAATACATTTCTTCAAGTTTTATTTGATGAGGCTGGAGGAGATTGTGCAAAAGCTAAAGTACTTGCTGGTTATAGTGAAACTTCAAGTACTTCTGAGATTGTGCGTTCATTGAAAGATGAAATTCTTGAATTAACAAGAGAATATCTTGCTGTAAATGCACCAAGAGCAGCTAATGCTTTAATATCTGTGTTGGAACATCCTGCTGAATTAGGTAATCAACATAGATTAAATGCGGCAAAAGAGATGTTAGATCGTATTGGTATACAAAAAACAGATAAGGTAGAGGTGTCTGCTCCGCAAGGAATCATGCTTCTTCCTCCAAAAAATCATGCCGTACCGTAAAGGAGATTATGCAAAGTACCATAGGAGTAAGCGTATGAAAAATGAACGTGTCATACGCAATAGAAATAGACGAGTAGCCGCACGTAAAGGTTTGGTAACAAAAGGCGACGGTACACATATTGACCATAAAGATGGTAATCCCAGAAACAATCGTGCGAGTAATTTAAGAAAAATTCCAGCAAGAAGAAATAGAAGAAAACAATAATGTACGATGCAGGATATTTTAAATTACCTGATCCTGTCGGGCTTCAGGAAGATAATGAGTGGTTAAGTATACCACGAATAAGCAGAACCATTCCATTTGGTTATGAGGTATATGAAGAAGATAAAGACGTACTTATACCTATTGTAGAGGAATTGGAAGCTCTGGAATTAGCAAAAGACTATTTGACAGAGTATTCTTATAGAGATGTAGCAAGGTGGTTAAGTGACAGAACAGGACGACAAATCTCTCATATTGGACTTAGAAAACGGGTCCAAACAGAAAAGAAAAGGAAAAGTAAGGCAGCTACATATAAAGCATGGGCTAAAAAATATGAAGTCGCCCTCAAAAAATTTAAAGAGATTGAGGAGAAGCGTACAGGCGCGAAAGAAAATACAAGAAAAGAAAGAGAAGAACAACCTATTGCCTAAAGCTGAAGTAAAAAAGCAAGAAGATTTATCCCTAAAAGAAAAATATAATATATTATTTGAGCCTAATAAGGGACCACAAACAGATTTTTTAGCTGCTTCAGAACGGGAAGTATTATATGGTGGTGCAGCAGGTGGGGGAAAAAGCTATGCAATGTTGGCGGACCCTCTTAGGAATTTAAGTCATCCTCAATTCTCTGGTCTACTTTTACGTAGAACGACAGAAGAATTGAGGGAATTGGTTTGGAAATCACAAGAGCTTTATCCAAAGATTATTTCTGGCATTAAGTGGTCAGAAAGAAAGATGCAGTGGACCTCCCCTTCAGGCGGAAGATTGTGGCTGTCATATCTAGATAGAGATGATGATGTACTCCGTTATCAAGGGTTGTCTTTTTGCTGGATAGGTTTTGATGAGCTTACGCAATGGCCCACACCATTTGCGTGGGATTATTTAAGATCAAGATTGAGGTCTACTGCGACCGATCTTCCAGTATATATGAGAGCTACAACAAATCCCGGTGGTACAGGACATGTCTGGGTAAAAAAATACTTTATAGACCCTGCATCACCCGGCTCGTCTTTTTCGGCTACTGATGAGAATGGAAAAGTTTTGGTATTTCCTCAAGGTCATACTAAAGAAGGCGAGTCTCTTTTCAGCAGGAAGTTTATTCCTGCAAGACTATTTGATAATCCTTACTTAGCTACCAGTGGTGACTACGAAACAATGTTGTTATCGCTGCCGGAAAATCAACGTAAAAGATTATTAGATGGTAACTGGGATGTAGCAGAAGGTGCTGCATTTCCTGAATTTGATAGGACGGTACATGTAGTTGAGCCATTTGACATACCAAAAAATTGGTCTAAGTTTAGAGCCTGTGATTATGGTTACAGTTCTTATAGTGCTGTTCTATGGTTTGCAGTTGCTCCAGATGGTCAATTAGTTATATATAGAGAGCTTTATACATCAAAAGTCCTTGCAAAAGACTTAGCTAATAAAGTGTTGTACTTAGAAGAAGATGATGGTGTAATGCTCTATGGTGTTCTTGATAGTTCTTGTTGGCATAAAAGAGGTGATACAGGACCAAGTTTGGCAGAACAAATGATTTTAACAGGATGTAGATGGCGACCAAGTGATAGAAGTGCAGGTAGTCGTATTTCAGGAAAGAATGAAATACATCGTAGACTACAAATGCAAGAAGCTTATGATGACAATCCTCCAGTTCCCGGCATAACAATATTTTATACTTGTAGAAATCTTGTTTCACAACTTCCTACAATTCCTCTTGATAAAAAGAATAATGAAGATGTAGACACACGATCTGAAGATCATTTATATGATGCATTAAGATACGGTGTAATGAGTAGACCCAGACGAGGGATATTTGATTTCACAATTGATAAAATGAAAGACAAGTATGTTCCATCTGATGCAACTTTTGGGTATTAAAATATGGTAGAGAAAAACTTTGAAGAAGAAGATATTTTAGTTTTAGATGAAAAAACTAAAGATAAAGAATTGTCTGGTATAGTTAGGTTTATTGAAGATAATTTTAAAAGATCGAAAGATTCCCGTAGATTTGATGAAGAAAGATGGTTACAGTCCTATCGTAATTATCGTGGTATATATAGTCCAGATGTACAATTTACAGAAGCTGAACGATCTCGTATCTTTATTAAGATTACCAAAACTAAAGTACTGGCTGCTTATGGACAGATTACAGATGTTCTATTTGCAAGACAAAAGTTTCCGTTAAGTATTGAACCTACCATATTACCAGACGGCGTTACGGAATCAGTACATTTTGATCCTAATGATAAAACAGAAGAGCCACAACAAGGAAGAGAAGAAGAAAAAGAATTTCCTACAAGTCCTTATGGTTTTCCCGGTGATGGAGAAGACTTATTGCCGGGAGACACTGCTTCAAGTTTAGCTGAACGTAAACTTAAACTTGGTCCTTTAGAAGATAAACTTTCAGAAATTGACGGGTTAAAGGAGGGAGAAGGTCTTACACCTTCATCAGTAACTTTCCATCCTGCAATGGTAGCTGCAAAGAAAATGGAAAAGAAGATTATGGATCAACTGGAGGAATCTAGTGCAAGTAAGCATTTACGTTCTTCCTCTTTTGAATGTGTCTTATTTGGTACAGGTATTATTAAGGGGCCATTTGCAGTAAATAAAGAATACGCTAGTTGGGATGAGGAAGGAACATATTCTCCTACAATTAAAACTGTACCTAAAGTAAGCAGTGTATCTTGTTGGGATTTTTATCCAGATCCCGATGCAAGTAATATGGACGAAGCTTTATTTGTAATTCAAAGGCACAAACTTTCTAAAGCTAAATTATATGAATTAAAAGAACGTCCTCATTTTAGAGAAGAGTCCATTGATCTTTGTGTTGAAATGGGTGAAGTATATTCTAGTGAATATTGGGAAGATGACTTAAAAGATTATTATCTTAACGATCATCCTGAACGGTATGAAGTATTGGAATATTGGGGTACAATGGATACTGAAATGGCAAATGACTTTGGTTTGGATTTACCAAAGCAGTTTAAGAATGTAGATCAAATACAAGTAAATTGTTGGATATGTAATAACTTTGTATTGCGCCTTGTTGTAAATCCATTTAAACCTACTCGTATTCCTTATTATGCTGTACCTTATGAGCTTAATCCTTATAGCTTCTTTGGTATTGGTCTAGCTGAAAATATGGACGATACACAAACCTTGATGAACGGGTTTATGCGTATGGCAGTTGACAATGCTGTTCTAAGTGGTAATCTTCTTATTGAAGTAGACGAAACTAATCTTGTTCCCGGTCAGGATTTAAAAGTATTTCCCGGTAAGGTATTTCGTCGTCAAGGCGGTGCTCCGGGGCAAGCTATATTTGGTACAAAGTTTCCAAATGTTAGTAATGAAAATATGCAATTATTTGATAAGGCTCGGCAGCTTTCCGACGAAGCTACGGGCCTTCCTAGTTTTTCACATGGACAAACAGGTGTTACAGGTACAGGTAGAACTGCTGCAGGTATTTCTATGCTTATGGGTGCTGCTGCAGGAAGTATCAAGACTGTTGTAAAGAACTTTGATGATTATCTATTGCGTCCATTAGGAGAAGCTTTCTATAGCTTTAATATGCAATTTGACTTTGATTCTAGTATTAAGGGTGATCTTGAAGTTAGAGCGCGTGGAGTTGAAAGCTTAATGGCTAATGAAGTTAGAAGTCAACGTCTGTTGCAATTCCTGCAGGTTGTAGCAAATCCTGCTCTTGCTCCATTTGCTAAATTCACTTCTATTATTCGTGAAATTGCAAATTCAATGGGACTTGATCCTGACAAGGTATGTAATACACCTGAAGAAGCAATGAGACAGGCAAAGATATTACAACAGCAACAACCACAACAAACTCCCGCTCAACAGCAGCCGCAATCTCAACAAGCTCCCGGTTTAAGTCCTAATGATCTACAAGGTGGTGGCGGTGGTAATATTGGTGTAGGGGCTGTGCCTACTCCTATGGAGGGACAATTTAGTGGAACACAACAAGCTCCTAAACAAGCTCAAAACACTGGTCAACAACAACCGCCAGTGGGTCGCGTTCAATGATTATATTGATTGGATGATTGTGCAACAACAGGCTACTTTAGAACAAACAGATAGCTCTGTGCTTATTTGTAGAGCACAGGGGTCTATTACTATACTGCGTAAGTTAAAACAATTAAGGGACGAAGTTAATTCACATGGCTAATGGTTTAGGTTCTATTCCTCCTTCTGATCCTTTTCGTCCTGCACAAAATGGTT